ACACCACTAAATACTGGTCAAGCTAGATCAAAATTAAGAGATCCAAGTAATTTGAACAATTCTGACTTTGTGAGTTCTATGGTGAAAGAAGGAACAATTGGAGAATGCTATAATAATCCAACACCAGAGGGAATTGGAAGAATTATAAAAGATGATCCAACTCCACAAACTTCAGTTGGAGTTGGTCTGCCAGTAAATCCTTCATCGGCTTATATACCATCCAAGTCTGAAATAAAAATATATCCAGATGAAAAATATAATCCATACAAACAAAACAGTATTACTTCAGAAACTTTATTGGCTCCTGGTATTTCAATGGCAAAGTTCTTAGGATCTGACGATCCTACTAATTTAAACTTTATAAGAGATCTTAGTGTAAAACGAGAGTTAGCGAAATATTTAGGCATTCATGCTTTAAACATGAAGAATATTCTTTCAAATCAAACGAAATTTAAAAATGTCACTTTAAAAATTTCTGAAAGTGTGTATCGTCCAGGCCCTGATGAGAAGATTACTCCCAATAGCTTAAACGATTTAAAACTAAAAGGTCGTGCTGTTGTCTTTGATGTAGTTGGAAATTCTGGAAGAAGTAATTTAACATCACTATTTGATTTGGCTGTATGGTGGAAAGACATTATCTATTACGAAAAAATGATATTGTCATATGATACATTAGCTCCTGATTGTTCTTTGTCTGGAAAAATAATTGTAATATTGCCAGAAATTGACCAATCATACAAAGCGAAGTTTAATAGAGATATTGAAACGCACTTTAATAACAAGGTGTTCTCAAAGAATGAGTTTACTGAAATATTAGCAATAAAACCACAGGATGATTTAGGTGATGCTGACTATGAAATTCCCTCAGTGGAAGAAGGTGGTAGAGTAAGATTCTTAAATCCAAAGCCAAGCTCTAGACCCAGACAAGTTATTATAGATGCTATTGATAAAGCAGTTTCCTCACTTGGAGATGGATACACTGCCACCTGTACCTATAATGGTGGTAGAGCTTATAGGTCTGGCACTATTAATCATCCACTTGGATGGGCAATGGATTTCTACCTTTCATATAATGGTAAGAGGCTGTATCCAAACAATAATAAAGAAACATATGATAATTTAATTAAAGCTCTAGTAGATAATGCTCGAGCAAGAAAAGTAAGACCAGGAATTGGGGGATATAAGAGCTTTATCCATTATGATGAAAGCCCATGGAGACAAAAAGGCTCTGGTAAAGCCGGAACATGGAATTCTGGTTTTAGGATACGGTTTTAGCATATAAATAAAGTAAAAAGAAAGAGATCATGGCTACAACTAAAGTATTTTCACGGCAAGATAAAGACATTTCAACGGCCTCTTTATTGACTTCTCGTCGCGTTGAGTATAAAGATATTGATTTATCTTTTGCTGCTAAGCCGAATGGCGAGTTGTACGTGAAAAAAGATGCTTCAGCAGTAGTTCAAGCTATTAAAAATCTTATTCAAACTAATTTTTATGAAAAGCCTTTTGAGCCTTTTTATGGTGGAAACATAAGAGCTTTACTATTTGAACTTGCAGATGAAGATATTGAAATTGAATTAGAAGAAGCAATTAGACAAACCATAAGACAATATGAACCAAGAGTGAGAATCATTAATGTTTTTATTGATTCTAATACAGATAGAAACGACATTAGTGTAACGATAGAATTTCAAATATTAAATACTCGTGAACAGGTATCTTTCACAACAGCATTATCAAGGTTGAGATAACATGGCAACAACTATAAAATCAACAGCTCTAGATTTTAATAATATTAAGAGCAACTTAAAAACTTTTTTAGCAAATAAAGAAGAGTTTAAAGATTATAATTTTGAAGCCTCAGGACTTTCAAATATTCTTGATGTACTAGCATATAATACTCATATTAATGCTCTTATTGCTAACTTTGCTTTAAATGAATCTTATCTGCCAACTGCGCAGTTGAGAAGCTCTGTTGTTTCTTTGGCTGAAGGTATTGGATATGTTCCGGATACTACAACTGCTTCTCAAGCAACTGTAAGATTATATGTTACAACAACAGAGACAAATGTAGATACTAAAATATCTCTTCCAGCTTATACCACATTTTCTACTACAGTAGATGATGTAGCATACACTTTTTCTACTATTGAATTATATGAAGCAAATGATGATGGAACTGGTTTTTATGAATTTAAAACAGCAGATGGATCTAATAGAATTCCCATCTATGAAGGAACTAGAAAAACTAAAACTTTTTTAGTTGGTCAATATGAAGATAATCCTGTTTATGTCATACCAGATACTAGGATGGATGCTGATACTGTTACTGTAAAAATATATGATTCATTTACTTCTTCAAACTACGTAATATATCAAAACATAATTAATGCAACAAGTATTACATCAACCTCAACAATATACATTTTAAAAGAATCACCAAATGGGTACTACGAATTATCATTTGGTGACGGTGAAACATTTGGAGTAGCTCCAGGAGCTGGAACAAGAATTGAAATAGAATATCTTTCTACAAATGGAGATGCAGCAAATGGAGCTTCGGTATTTACAAGATCTGGTTCTTTAACCTTTGGTTCATCCGGAACATTTAATGCAGAGATTAGTAATACTACAATCGTAAATAGTGTCGGTGGATCTTCAAAAGAAACCATTGAATCAATTAGAAAGAATGCTCCATTCCAATATGCATCTCAGAATAGAATGGTAACAGCCGAAGATTATTCTTCTTTGATTCTACGTAAATTTTCAACTTTTATTAAAGACATTGTTTCCTTTGGTGGTGAAATTGCTGCCACACCCGAATATGGTGCAGTATTTACATCTATTGTGTTTGAGGATAATGTAAGTCTTGATACACAAATCATTAAGAAAAGAGAAATTTTAGATCTAGCAAAACAGCTAGCGATTACATCATTTAATTTAAGATTTGAAGATCCAGTAAAAACTTATGTTGAAACAGACTTGTTCTTCCAGTTTAACCCTAAACTTACAGATGCCACTCAAAATAATGTTGTATCTGCTGTACAAAACCAAGTTTCAAGCTACTTCAATTTAAATACTGGTAAATTTAAACAATCCTTTAGACGTTCTAATCTTCTTTCTTTGGTTGATGACATTGATCCAGCTATCTTATCTTCTAGAGCAGATGTGAGAATGCAGCAAAGGTTTGTTCCTAGTGCTCCAAGCATTGCTACTGTAGTGTTGAACCTTACTCTTAATAATGATGGCAATCCCACTATAAAAGCACGTGCTTTTCTAGTTATTGTTGATATGGTTTCATCAGGAAAATATAAAGATGCTGCTAACTATTTGATAAAAAATTCAACAATTCAAAGCAAAAACTATGCTGGAATTTTATCTGATTTAACAGCTGCTGCTGCTAATATGTCTAATGTTTTATCATTCCCAGTAAGTATTGCATTAGCAGATAATAACGAATATATTATTACAAGTAATCAGTTTGTATATAATGGTAAAAACTGTATTCTAAGAAATAAATTGTCTAGTACGGATATTCAAGTAATTGCTGTGCTTGGAGAAACCGTTGAAGTAGATAATATTGGAAACTTTGATCCTTCAACAGGGAAAGTTACTATTAACTTTTTTAATCCTACTTCTATTGTTGGTGGTGGATCAGAAATTAAAGTAGCTGCTGTTCCTGCTAACCAATCAGCAATATCTCCAGTAAGAAATGAAATATTAGAATATGATTCAACAAGATCTCTAGTTAAAGTTATAACAACAACGGCAACAAATTAATGTCACATAATTATAAAGATAGAACACTAATAGACAATAATAGATTGCCATTGAATTTTCAAAGGGCAGAAATTGATAATGTTTTGCCAGAATATTTTGGCATTGATTTTCCAAAACTAAAACAACTTTTTGAAGCATATTATGAGTTTATGGATTCTGCTGATGGGCCATCAACTAAGATTAGAAATTTATATGAATCTAAAGATGCTACACAAGCTCCAGATATAAATCTTCCCTTTTTAGAAGATGAGTTACTCTTAGGGCAATCTTATTTTGGTGGATTTTTAAATAAAAGAGAAGCTATTAAATTTTCTAATCTATTGTATAGATCAAAAGGAACAAAGTATTCTACCGAACAGTTCTTTAGAGGATTTTATGGTAAAGACCCTACAATAGTTTATCCAAAAGAAAATATTTTTAAAATTGGTCCAGAAATAGATTATTCTTTAAATAGTTCTAATATTGCTGGAGAACAAATAAAAACTCCTGCTTCAGAAATAGGAGCAACGTCTGAACGATATCTGACTGATGATAAGCTTTATCAAGTAATGTCAATACTTATTCGTGTTGGTGTTTCTATCACAGACTGGAGAGATGTATATAAGTTGTTTGTCCATCCAGGTGGAGTGTATTTAGGTGCAGAACTTTTACTTGAATTAGTTAATGAAAATGCTTTGGAAGATCAAGTTGGTGCTGGTGATCCAATTGTAGAAGCAGTTCAAAGAACTCTTGTTGCTGATCTAACTTCTAGCGCATTCTCAAGTACTACACTCCTAGTAGATGGCGACACAACATACGGTATTCACAGACAAAATACAGATCAGTTCTTCAGACAAATTGGAGACATTTCAATTACTGATATGCAAGGTTATACTCTTGAAGAAATGTTGGATGCTAATTCTTCAACTATGGATGATTCAGATTCTATTACTTCAGTATTTAGAACTTCTGCGACCTTTGATGAAGAGAATTCACTTGGTGACAGTGATCTTGTTCTATCTACATTTGATGAAGGTAAAACATGGACAGTATTTGATTCTGCAAATACCGCAGATTCTGATAATTGGATACCATAAACGGTTATAAATAATTTCAACTAACGAGATGAGAAAAACAAATGGCTAGACGCACAATCAATACAGGATCTCTGGCAAATGATGGAACCGGCGATACGCTTCGTACTGCTGGAATAAAGATTAATTCTAATTTTGAAGAGCTGTACGCTAGATTAGGCGGTGATTCATCTGCATCAGGAACTACACTTCTTACAGACAGCGGTTTAGATTTTGTTGGTGTTTCTTATAGAACTAAACTTGGCTTTGTCGAAGGCGCTTCTCAAATCGAAATTACTTTTCCTGATTCAACAGGAAATATCTTACTTGATACTGCTACACAGACTTTGACTAATAAAACTATTAGCGCAGATAATAATACATTATCAGGAATTGCTGCTAGTAGCTTTGTCGTATCAAACGGTTCAGGTAATATTGACGGATCTGCTTCTGCTAAAGCTATTCCAACAGGCGTTGTTGTTGGTACTACTGATACTCAGAGCTTAACAAATAAAACACTTGGAAGTGGAACAGTTATTTCTGCTGGAGCCACTATTACTTCTCCAAAAATTATAACTGGAATAAATGATACTAATAATAATGAAATAATTAAATTCACTGCCACTGGTTCAGCTACTAATGAGATTACAGTACAAAATTCAAATGGTGGTGCTCCTTCAATAACTTCTACGGGTGGATCTACAAATATCAATTTAGCTCTGCAGTCTAAAGGCACAGGTTCGGTTACAGTTGATAAGTTTGCAATCCCAGTAGATTCGGCTATTAGTACTACATCCACCGCTTCTTCTACTGGATCACATTATACTGTAACAAATCTATTACTGTTACTGTAG